TAGTATTGTATGCTAGATAGTGTGTATTGTATGCAAGGGTATCAAGAAGTATGTTCATACCAGAACCCTCAAAGTCATAGTCTTTAAATTGATTTTGATTTTTAAGAAAAACTTTTAAGTTATCTTTAATATTATCAAAGTCAAGTTCTGTAACTTTTAATCTTTTATCATTTACTGCCATTATCGTAATCTCTCTAACATAACTGATAAGTCAACTAATTCAGTAGGGGTATTCACGACATAAAATTCTATAGATACTTCATAAGCATTTTTATCTAGGTTTGGAATTGCTGTAACTCCAACCAATCTTGCTCTTGGTTCAAAGTTATTAATTACATCTTCTATTTTTCTTGCAAGTATTTGTGCTGTAATTGGAGTCATAAGTTCAAACAACATATCTCTAACACCAGATGCAATCTCTGGGTGAAAAGGTTTTTCGTAATGATTAAGTAATACCAGATTACGAATAGAACGCTTCACAGCTTTAACATCAGTTATATCTTGTATATCAGAGTTAGATGATTTCTTACCAAAGAATAAATCTAGGTCTGTATACTGTCTAGTAATTTTACTAGAAGTGTTCTGTGTTGCAGCGTCATATAATGCCAATTTGAAGACTCCTCATCTTTGTTTTATTTATAACGATTATCCTTTAAAATTTGGGTCTAATTTTTCTAAAACGATATACTTAACTCTCATTATAGTCATGTTTGCTGGGTTTGCTTGTTTTTCCCCATCATCATACACTTGTTGTGAAAGTTCAATTAACTTTGGGTCTTTACCATCTATTACATATTTAACACCATAATCATCACCACCATATTCATTTGGGTTATCATAAGCATAGAACTTAAACCCTCTCCTTTCTTTTTTCTCACCATAGTAAGGTCTTCCACGAACAGCTAAAATTGTATAAGGTTGTTGTTTTAATGTAAGTTTTGTCATATCATCAACTAGTTTTGAACCTTTCCTTTTAGCTAAAGTTGGAGTTAAATCTTTTGTATGAAACCATTCAGCAACTGTAACCTTTCTCATTGCAATACCTTTAATTGATATTGTTGATTTTTCAGTTTTCTTTACTTTCACAGTTTCCACTTGTTTTGTAACTGGATTTGGTTTAGTTACAGTTTCAACTTTTACAGTATTTTGAACCTCTGGCGTTGTAACCTCAATTACTTTTTGTTTTTCTCCTACTGATCCAGATGGAACTATTATGGGTTTATAATTAAGAGGATCAGCAAAAAGTTTTTTTCGTTCTTCAGCTGCAAGAGCTAAATCTGCTTCCATCTTTGCTTTAAAACTGTCTGATTTAATTGCATCAGTTGCTTTAGTTATATCTGCATTTATTTTTTCTGTTGGAAGATTAAGGGCTGTTAAACTATCTAATTTTTTTATTAAATTATTTATTTTAAATTCTGATTTTCTACTTACTGCATCTGTATTTGCGGAGATAACTGAAACAGCCTCTTTCTCTGGTGGCACCAAAGCTTGTTTAACTTCTACTGGTTTCTCTTTGATAAGTGTTATAATGTATTTTGCTTTTAATTCTAAATAAGTTCCAGTTGCTTTTGGAACTATAATCTTACCATTAAGTGAATAATTTATATTTGTAAAAAAACTTTGATTGGTCTTTTTACCTTGAACCTCTAAAATTTCTTTAGGTGTTTTTGATAAGGTAAGTGTGGCAGCATTGCTAACTCTATCTTCAACTTCTTCTGTAGTAACTCCAGTTCCAGAATTTGCTGCAGGTATTTCTATGTTTGGTGCAAGTGCACATACATCACCACCTGTTGCTAATTTTGATGTGGCATCTGTAACAAGTTTATCTAGTCCTAAACCTTTTTCTTTAAGTGTATTTCCAAAATCTTTTTCAAGTTCTGCTAGTTTATTATTAAAAGCTGCGATGCCTTCTATTGTGGTTTTATCAATGTCATTAATAAGACTTGTAAGTTCTGATTGAAAATTTACATTTGGTACTTCTGGTAAATCTAATGCAAGTCCATCAAGTCCAGCTTTTACATCAGTTAATGCTGTGTTAAATGCTGCAGCTGCATCTGATGCAGCTGCATCTAATTTTGCTGTAATCTCATTTTCTAAACTTTCAATCTTTAATGATGCTGCATTAAGTTCTGGACTTGCACCACATAGATTTGGAATATTGAAATTTGCCATTCTTAATCTCCTATGAATACAGTCGCTGACGCAGACTCAATTTTATTAGAACCATCTGAACCAGATACACCTGCTGGATCATCGCCAGTATCCACAGTATCATCAAGACGAGCAGCACCTTTTGAACCATTGTTAATATTAACACTATTTGTTGCTGTTGCTGAACCACCGCCAGAATCCATATCAATATCTGCTTCTGAAGTGATTGTCATTTTTGTTGCAGATTTCATATTTAATGTTGTACCTGATTTGATTGCCATAATACCAGATACAGTATCTATTGAAACATTATCAATTGCATTAAGTGTAAGCTTACCACCAGTTGTTGCTGCAAAGATATCACTCTTTGCAACTAATTTAAATTTACCATTGTTTATTCTTTGTTCATTACCCTCTGTAGTTACATCAACATCTGCACCAATACGACCTTTTACATTTTCAGTAATATTAAATGCATGACTACCATTTATTTCTTCTTCAACATTTCCACCAGACTCACCATACCCAACTTTTCTTCTAAAGTTCTTACCTATTTTTTGTGTATAGTTTCCCTCTACCTCTAAATGATAATCACCTTTTACAAGATGACGAACAGTACCGCCAATAGTTAAATTTACAGCACCCTCAATGTATACGTTAGAACCACCCATAATAATTTCACAATTATCACCAATAACTTTAACTGTCTTACTACCATCTGCAATTACTTCCTCATATGTTCCAGAACTATGTGAACGAAAAGTTCTTTCCCCGCCAGGTGTGTCATCTACTTCTGTAAGATGTCCAGACTCAGATTCAAAAACATGATTGTATGGATAAAGACCAGAGCGATATATTCCATAGTCATCTCCATCTTCGTTATTGTAATCAATATCTTTTGGATGCGGTTCATCAAACTTTCCACGATCTTCTTGTACTGCTTCATCTGATACTGTTGGAAGATATGGTTGTGTTGCAGTTTGAACTTCAGTTTGTCTATTTGTTCTTCTTGCTATAAGTAAGTCATGTGATTCTGACATTTCTCCTTGTGCAAGTCTACTTGTATCTGATTCTCCTAAGTCATGGCCTGATGGCATGTCTACTTCAAATCCATCTACTGGATATGGCCCATATGTTGGAGTTCCAGCATATTCTGGTTGTTCACTATAAGGACTACGAGGATCATTAAAACCTTTAGCTGGATTTGGAAGTTCATTTGGTTTGCCAGGCAGACTTCCAATAACAATAGGTTGTTGTTTATCTTTTGCGTCTGCAAAGAAGCCTACCACCCATGTTCCCTCAACTAGAAAAGATGGAGTATTACCTAATCCCTGCATAGACGGATTTGTCGTTGGAGCCATAACAGTAGCCCATGGTAAATCTTTTGTAGGAATGTCTGTTAAATCTTCTGTGTGAAATCCAAGACAACGTACACGAACACGACCCAAAGCATCTGGATCGTTTCTATCCTCTATAACACCAGTAAACCAAACAAAACCATCAAGACCCATAAAATAATTTTCAGACATAGTTAGACTCCTTACTGTGTTATTTATAAGGAATTATTTAAGTTTCATGTAAGTAAGATTTGGTAAATCTTTATCCTTGACAAGTTGTCTTGTTTTTCTTTTAGGTTCATATTCTTTATATTTTTCTAGCTCGTATACGAGTTCTTCATTCTCATTATCTTTATTTAATTTGGATATTACTTTTCGGGCATCAACTAATTTCAAATCTTTTTGAAGAACTTGCTTAGAGCAAACTCTATATTTGACCAGTTTCTATCTCCTTTAATAAGTTTGGAAATTTTATTTATACAATTTGGCCTCTCCAGCAAGACTCGAACTTGCGACCCACAGTTTAGAAGACTGTTGCTCTATTCCAACTGAGCTATGGAGAGTTAGATTTGTTGAACTCCGATATTCCCTGCAATCATGATTCGTTTTTCTTTACACTTACATGGGGGAACACTATGTCTTGCAAGAGATGAAAAGATAATCAGGTCACCCTCATTTGGTTCAAAACACATAATCGGTTTTGTTTCTGGAAAGACTAGAGGACTTGAACCCTCTGGGGCTTTGACATAATAACACCAACTCCAAAGATAGGGCCAATGATTATGTTCTTTTGTTTCGTCACTCTCACCATAAACAGCACCCCAACATTCAGAAGTATAAAGAGGTGGCTTGTGTTTAGTGAGATGACTAGCGATACCGATTACAATATCTGAAAGCTTTTTAAATCCAGTATGAGTTTTATGCATAGTCCAGTTTGTCATATCTGCTTTGACATTCGTAGACTGATTCATCTCATCACCAGTTTCAAGAATTATTCTTGCAAGATTTTCGTGCAACGTAAAGTCTGCATCCTTTTTCATCACATTCGTTATATTCAGAATATTAGTATCATAAACTGGAAGCCTCATTCCGAAATCATAGTAATTTACTTTCATATTTCTCTCCAAATCGTTTCGGCTGCGAAACGCGGGCTAAAATTCTAAAATCGACTATAGTAACTTCAAGTCTCTCGCGGCTGCACTCAACGGTGCTAGTCTACTCATCATAACGTATATTACAATACTTGTAATCTCTCTCAAACAAGATTATCGCCTATTTCGATTTTATTCATCATACCATAAACATTGCCAATTGTCAAGGGCCTCACATTTATTATATGCTGTTTTTGCATAATGTGCACCAACCTCTAACGTAGTCATACAACCACTCAACAATAACGCTGCTATACATATGGTACTTATTCTAATCATCTTCTTTTTCCTGTGGCTGAATCTTTAGCCTCTGTGGCACTTAGAACAACTAAGTTACCTTTGTTATATGCCTGACCCAATACAGCATTACCATTGTATTGTTTGGCATCTTTCTTGGTTTGTACTTTCCACTCATAGTCGTTTATATTCCTAGAGGGTAACTGTTTTGAAGCCCAGTCCAGTTTTAGGGGGGCGGGCTCTCGTTTATAGTTTGGATCAATACCCATCTTTTTCAAATACTTCTCATGTTTCTCTATGGAAGCTTTCATTGAGGGTGTAATCTTTTTCTTCTTACGTTTCTTAGAATTGTTTGTAGTCCAATATGCTGGAAGTAAATGCATTGTCATAACTATACTCCTATGTAAAATTTAAGAATGCCAGTGATGTTAATAAAGATACCAACACTATTAATGACAATCAATGCTCGGTCATGCCACCAATAACCTACGAGTAACCACCCAGATAAACCAATAGCAAAGAGTATGAGATTGTATGGTGCGAAATCTCCAGCGGAAGTCAGAGATTGTGCACAGATTAATATAAGAGATGCAATCCACTTGACATACCAATCCTTAGTATGTGTGGGAGTTAATTTATTGAAGTTGATATTCATAACAAAACTTTCTTCTGGATACTTATTACATTTATAGATTACATGCAGCCCTTCCAGTTTAAGGCCGGCCCATCTGTGGAAACTAGGTGGGAGCGCTTTGCAGTGATGTTATCGTGAGTTAACAAAACCAAACATCTTAGCTCTTACGAGCTCCAGTAAACGCGCCCTGGCCTCCACCAATAGTACCAGAGAGAACTCAACACATCATCACACCATCATATATGGAACTTTTACTGTGAACCAACCCACCTTAATGAGCTCTCTCTGATTCTCTTATATACTACCACATTACATCATAGTTGTCAACGCCTTTCTATGCCATCTCTGCAGCAGTATAATGTCTGGGATACTCTGTTGATTCTATCTTGAGTATATCCTTAGCATCAAAGCCCAAGCACTCATAAGCGTCAAGTGCATCTTGTAGTGATGTCTCTTCTGAGCCTCCTAGCCCTACGACTACTGGGTCTTGATTGTCAACATAAATATGTGTTGTTATTTCTTTTAATATAACCATAATTCTTAAACCTTTCTCACCGAATCACAATATCATTATAACAAGCTTTCGTGCGCTTGTCAAGTGCTTTCTGCAAATAATTCTGTATTATTTTTGGAATGTATGGAGATTCAGCCGATAGCAAACAAACACTAATCACATCAACTCTATGTTTATTTTAGCATTTAATACAAGTGTCCTATAATCCCATGTTATCCCATTAGTTGAAAGCAATCAACATCAACAACAGACTATTCAATGAGAACCCTATGGCATTAGACACGATATACAATGTATCCTTAGCGTATATAGCTCTTATAAGGAATAGAAACAGTCCTAACCATACGAGGAATATGAAGTTCAATGGTGGTAGATCAGTTG